GCACCGACGAATGCTTGAGGTGTTGGGCATTAAGAACCCAGATAAGCTGGTTCCCCTGCCTGATGACCAGACGCCTAAGGATCCAATCTCTGAGAACGTAAATGCGATGAACGGTGTACCGCTCAAGGCGTTCCAGTTTCAAGATCACCAAGCGCACATTCAGGTTCACATGGCGGCCATGCAGGATCCGCAGATTCAGCAGCTGATGGGACAAAATCCTAAAGCGCCAATGATCATGGCAGCTATGCAAGCTCACTTGGCTGAGCACGCTGGTTTTGAATATCGCAAGCAAGTGGAGGCCCAGTTGGGTATGGCTCTGCCTCAGCAAGATGAGAAGTTGCCGCCCGAAGCTGAAGTGGCTATGTCTGGTTTGATGGCTCAAGCGGCTCAGCGTGTGTTGCAACAACACCAGCAGCAAGCTCAACAGCAGCAGAACCAGCAGAACCAGCAAGATCCGATCATCCAGTTGCAGCAGCAAGAGATGCAGTTGAAACAGGCTGAGTTGCAGTTGCGCCAACAGGAAGTTCAGATCAAGGCTCAGCAAGCTCAGGCACAAGCGGCTATTGAGCAGGCACGTCTGCAGGCTAATACGCAGATGCACGCCCAGAAGCTGGCGCTAGAGCAGCAAAAAGTGGGTGGCACATTACAGGCACAGACTGCTATTGAGTCGCAGAAGATTAAAGTTAACGCTATGGCCGCAGCGCAGAAAGCGGCATTGGAGAAGCAAAAACTGGATGGCAATTTACAGTTGGGTGCCATGAAAGTCGGGGCGGAAGTTCAACGCAACAAACTCCAATCTGACTCAGAAAACCAACGCGAAGGGCTGCGTATTGGTGTGGATATCGCCAAACACAAAGCCGAACAACGGAGTGCAGAGCGAGAGCTTATGCTCAAGACGGCCAATGAGATGATCAAAAATCACATGGCCAATGTGATAGTGGAGAAAGGACCTAAGGAGTCTGAATGATTCAGAAATTCGCAAGCGTATTGCGCGAACAAATACGCAAAGACATGAACAACTACGCCGATGACTTGGCTAGTGGTATGTGTCGTACTTTTGAAGAGTACCAAAAACTCTGCGGGGTGATTCAAGGCCTAGCCCAAGCAGAGCGTTACGTTATCGACCTTGTAGAGAAAGTTGAAAAATCAGATGAGTGATCTTATTCTGCCACCAGGGTTAACCCTGCCTAAGCAAATTCAACCAGTGGATGCTCCGGCTGAAACTGATACGAATGAGCAAAAAGCAACAATGCTGCCAGAACCTTCTGGTTGGAAATTGTTGTGTGTCGTGCCTGATGTCTCTGACAAGATTGCAGGTACTGACCTTGACCTTGTGAAGCCGTCTGACCTGGTCCGCCAAGAAGAACATGCCACTACGGTATTGTTTGTCTTGAAGGTTGGTCCTGATGCGTACAAGGACACCGCCAAGTTCCCTAGTGGTGCTTGGGCCAAGCCTGGTGATTTTGTCGTGACCCGTGCTTATGCCGGTACACGCCTGAAGATCTACGGTAAAGAATTCCGCCTGATCAACGACGACCAAGTCGAAGCAGTGGTGGACGATCCACGTGGCGTAACACGCGCATAAAGGAGTAATGATGGAAGACGTATTCAAGTTTCCCGACGAGATCGAGGAAACGAAAAAAGAGGTGAAAGATCAAGACGGCTTTGATATTGAAGTCGTTGACGATACACCTGAGCGCGACCGAGGCCGTAAGCCTTTGGACCGCGAAGTGGCCGATCCTACAGATGATGAGATCGAAAACTATTCCGAGGGTGTGAAGAAGCGTATTAAAGAGCTGACCCATGCCCGTCACGACGAGCGCCGCAAGGCAGAGCAATTGGCACGTGAGCGCCAAGAGCTTGAACGCCTGGCTCAGCAGCTGGTCAATGAGAACAAAACGCTCAAGCAGTATGTGAACAACGGCAGCCAGCAGTATGCGACTACGTTGAAGTCTGCTGCGGAGCAAGAGCTTGAAATGGCTCGCCTGAACTTCAAGAAGGCGCAGGAATCTTTTGACACGGATGCCATCATTCGTGCCCAAGAGGCCATGACTGACGCCAAGATGAAGGTTGCTGCAGCAAATAATTTTAGGCCACAGCCTTTACAAGTGGATGAAAATCCTGTACAACTGCGCCAACAAGCACCTCAGCCTGTTCAACCTGACGAAAAATCCCTGCGCTGGCAGGCAAGAAACCAGTGGTTTGGTTCGCGTGGGTTTGAGGAAGTTACCAGCTATGCACTAGGGCTGCACCAAAAGCTAGTCAACAACGGGGTAAACCCGCAATCTGACGAGTATTTCAATACTATTGATGCTCGCGTAAGGAAAACCTTTCCAGAGATGTTTGGAGAGGAAAAGGCCGCCCAAACTCAGACTAGGACCGCGAATGTTGTAGCTCCGGCTGCAAGATCATCGGGTAGTAAGAAGGTTCAATTAACCCAGACGCAAGTAGCGCTGGCGAAGAAATTGGGTTTAACTAACCAGCAGTATGCTGAACAAGTATTGAAATTGGGGTAATTAAAAATGGCTATCAATCGTAATCCTCGTGAGATTGAATCACGCGAACAAACCGCTCGTTATGTTTACAAACCATCGAGCACTCTGCCAGATCCGAATCCTATTCCGGGTTGGTCCTTCCGCTACATCGCAACTGCGATCATGAGCATTAGTGATCCAACTAACGTGTCCAAAAAGATGCGTGACGGCTGGGAGCCAGTGAAGGCGGAAGACCATCCTGAGTTGATGCTTGGTCCTGATGCCAAAGGCAATGTGGAGATTGGTGGGTTGATGCTTTGCAAGATGCCTACTGAACGACTCAAAGCTATGGAAGAGTATTTTCAGAACCATGCAAAATCGCAGATGGAATCAGTTGACAACAACTTTATGCGTCAGCAGGATCCTCGGATGCCGTTGTTCTCGGAAAAGAGATCATCGACAACACGTGGGTCATCTTTATCTTAATTTTATGGAGTTATAAATGGCTTATCCTATTGTCCCTGCGGCATACGGCTTAAAACCCGTAAGCCTAACCGGCGGTCGGGTTTTTGCGGGTTCCACTCGCTTGATCCCTATCTCTTCTAGCTATGGCTACAACTTGTTTAATGGCGACGTTGTTGCTATTAGCGGTGGTGCTTTGGCCGTTACCGCCCTCGGTGCAGCTTCGTCGGTTTCTTCCGGCGCTGGTGCTATCGGCGTGTTTGTTGGCGCTCAATACGTCAACAGCTCTAGCCAAACCGTGCGTGCTCAGTTCTACCCTGCCAATACTGTTTCTAACAATATCCAGGGTTATGTTGTGGATGATCCACAAGTTGTGTTCCAGTCGGCTGTGCTGACCCAAGGCACTTCTTCTGTGTCTAACACTCCTGGCGCTACTGTTGGCTACGTGAACCCCTCGTTCATCGGCTCCAATATGTACTTGGTTACCCAAGGTTCTAACGGTGGCTCTGCTTCCGGTAACACCACTACTGGTGACTCTGCTATGGGCTTGACCGGCGGTGTTATCACCTCTGGTACTCAAGGTAATACCCGTATTACTACGAGCGCTCCTTTCCGTGTTGTGGCTGTGGTTCCTGAAACTGCTGTTACTGTTACCGCTACCAGCGGCAACGCAACTTCCAGCAGCGCCACTTTGACCATCACTGCTGCCAACACTGCTATCAGCCCCGGTATGCAAGTTATTGCTCCTAGCGTGACCGGAATGGCCCAAGGTAACTATTTGACCGTGACTAACATCAGCGGTACAACTTTGACCTTGTCCACCACCGTGTCGGTGCCTGCTGGCACTGCTTTGTCTTTTGTTGGCTACCCAGAAGTGCAAGTACAGTGGAACTTTGGTTACCACAACTACTTCAACGCTACTGGCGCTTAAGGAGTAATATAAAATGGCTATTTCACGCGCACAACTACTTAAAGAACTGCTCCCCGGCTTGAACGCTTTGTTCGGTTTGGAGTACGCCCGTTACGGCGAAGAGCATAAAGAAATCTACGAAACCGAAACCTCGGAACGTAGTTTTGAAGAAGAAACAAAACTGTCTGGCTTCTCCGCCGCTCCGGTGAAGAATGAAGGCAGCGCAATTTCTTATGACAATGCTCAAGAAGCTTGGACTGCTCGCTATAACCACGAAACCATCGCCTTGGGTTTCTCGATCACTGAAGAAGCGATCGAAGATAACTTGTACGACAGCTTATCTGCTCGTTACACCAAAGGCTTGGCTCGTGCTATGGCTTACACCAAGCAAGTTAAGGCTGCTGCAGTTTTGAACAACGGTTACAACAACGCCTACGTTGGCGGCGATGGCGTGTCCTTGTTCTCTACCGCTCACCCCTTGGTGAACGGCGGTACTAACAGCAACACTTTCACCACTCCTTCTGATTTGAACGAAACTTCTTTGGAAGCTGCCGTTATTCAAATCGCTGCTTGGACTGATGAACGTGGTCTGTTGATCGCTGCTAAACCCCGCAAGTTGGTGGTTCCCCCAGCACTGATGTTCGTTGCTACCCGTCTGCTCGAAACCGAGTTGCGCGTTGGTACTAACAACAACGACATCAACGCCATCAAGAACAATGGTTCGATTCCTGAAGGTTACGCTGTTAACCACTTCTTGACTTCGACCAACACCTGGTTCTTGACCACTGATGTGCCTAACGGCCTGAAGCACTTCGAGCGGATTCCGTTGCAGAACTCAATGGATGGTGATTTTGATACGGGCAACGTCCGTTACAAGAGCCGTGAACGTTACAGCTTTGGCTGGTCTGACCCACTGGGCGTGTTCAGCTCCTACTAAGCACTCGCTGCTTACAGGGAAAGGGGCTTCGGCCCCTTTTTCTATGGGTGGTAATATTTCCACTAAAAATACTTGACATGATTATTTGGAATGGTACAATTTGTTCTGAGGAACTAGATCATGCCATACGCACAAGACTACATAGGAATTTATAAAATTCGCAATAAAGTGACAGACAAGTGCTATGTTGGGCAATCCTTGCGCGTAAAAAAAAGAATACACGAACATTTTCGCTTACTGGAGCTCGGATGTCATGTAAATAGAATTCTTCAAAATTCATACAATAAGTATGGCAAGGATGCTTTTGACTGGTCGCTAGAAGTCGAGTGTGCAGACCCAAAAGACTTAGATGATTTGGAAAATGAGTTTTTGCAGGGAAGGGCTTCTTTTGATGAGCCGTCATATTTCAACATTGCCAATGAAGCAAAAGTCCCAATGCGGGGTAAGCGGCACAGCGAAGAAACTAAGAAAAAAATTGCCAAAAGCAAACTTGGACATAGAGAGCATGTGACTGAAGCGTACGTAAAACAGCAACAAGAAAGCCGAAGAAAAAAATGGCTTTTTGACCCTGCGTACATTGCAAATTTGAAGTTTGTGTTGGATAATTCGGACATGTCCTATGCTGAGAGGGGGCGTGTCATCGGTAGGGAAACCTCTACTGTTCGTAGAATGGCTCTCAAGTATGCTTATTTAAAAGGAGTTTTATAATGGCACGTTCAGTTTTTGAAGGCCCAATCCTCTCGGGCGACAACCGTTTTGGCGCTTTGCGCGACGTTGGTTATGCAGTCTTGGAACAAGATTGCTATATTGACCTTTCTAACAGCACTTTGGGCACTGCCGGTTACTCTGGTGGTTCTGGCCAATTCGTTTGGGGCAACAACATCCCCAACTTGAACGGTACTGTTTACACTCCTTCCAGCACCTATAGCCCCAATGGTCCTACAGTTGCCACCCCCACCGCTGACGTAACTGGTTCTGGCGCTGGCCAAATCTACCGTGGCGCTGTGATGTATTTGCCTGCTAACAGCCAAATCTTGGACATCATTGTTGACTACCCCTTGGCACTCACTGGTGAGTCTGGCGCTACTTTGAGCAACACTTCTGTGTTTGTTTCAAACGCCTTGACCGCAGCTGGTGGCACTCCTACTTACGCTACTGCTGTGATCTCTTCTAGCACTGGCGTTGGCACTGCTGGCCGTTTGACCACCACCTACACTGGCACTAACTTGTTGAACATGTTGGCTACCACTTCTGACATTCAGAACCCCACCTTGGGCGCTAACCCCTCGTTCTTGTCGCAGATCGTGTTTACCTTGAGCATCACTGGTTCTGCTAACGTGGCTGCTCCTACTGGCGGTAAGTTGAACTTTATTGTTCGTTACGCT